TTTTGAAAATGATGCAATAACGCCAAATTTATTAAGCATTAAGTTTTACGATTTAGCCGATTATATCGTAGGCATTAAAACCGAAATATTAGACATTTGCGATGCTGACCAAATTATTGCAGAGGTTGAAAAAGACCCAACCTTTACAGGCTCAATAAACTTTATTGCTACTATTTACCCTGCAAACGAATTAGGCGATACAAATAACAATGCAATTGAAGAAGAATCAAGCTGGCAGCCTATTGTAGTACAAATGCAACAGTTAGTTAGTGGAAAACTTGACGATGTCGATGCTTCATTTGGGGTTAATGACTTAGCTATTTTTAAAATAAACGTACAACAATTAACACAAGGCCAACGTTATTGGGTTACAGGTATTGCATATCAGCAAATCCCCGATTATTGCCCTATTGGCTTAGTTGCGCTTACAAGTACATCGACTTATAGAACTGTTGGCGTTTTACCTTTGTGGACAATTACAGGCAATCCAACGGCCGTAATAGCTGAAATATTAGCACATCCCGATTATGTAGGTGGTATAAATGTTGTTCAAAATAACTTTGTCGATAACGCAAATAGCCCCATAGGCGTTTTAAGTTACGCGGGCAATATTGTAACAGCTATAAAAATTAGCGATACAATTCCTGTGGCTTATTATAGGTTTATAGTTGATGCTGATTTTGACCCAGGCACAGGCCCTCACACAATTAGACATGAAATTTTAATGCCCGTTCCTATACCTGCACCAAGTTTAATACCTATAGTTACTTTTGATAATACTTATAAATGTAGCGATTTAGGTTAAAATTTTTTAATTTAATTTTTATTTGTATCTTTGCAAATATATGTTAGTAAATTATCCTGTTTCATATACGCCCGAAATAAGTAGGACATATTCTTTTAGGCAGCCTGTACCGATTCGGTATGCTTGTCCTATTTTGCCGCCTAATTTAATGCAACATGTAAGAGATGCTTGGAACTGTAATTTGTGCGGTTCTGATTTGCCGTTTTATATTCCTTATGTGCAGGGCGATGTTATACCTTTTCAAACACAAGTTACTGATTTGTATAATCAGCCTAACAGCGTTTTAGTAGCAGGTTTTCAAACAAGCACAAGTACTTCGCATTATGTTGTAGTTAGCTTATATGATTGTTGCGGTTCACTTATAAGTGAATTTATAGATGATTTTTCAGATAGTTACCATGTAGGGCAAAGCCTTGCAACAGGCAGCATACAAACATGGTTTGTTAATACGGGTTTGTTTCCTGCTGATTTGGATTGCTTTAGATTATATATTGAATATTACAAAATAAATCAGATAACTTTAGAACCTGAATTAGATAAAAGACTTTATACAGAATACTATAAAAAAGTTGAAGGCTGTGGAAACTTAAACGACACTTCACTAATTTATAGCACATACGCAAATTATGATTGCAACGGTAATTTTTACGGAACTTTGACTAATTATTTGGGTTCTAATAATACACCGTTTTATAATTCGCTTCGCATCTTTGGAACTGTTGAGTTCTTTGGCGATACTGAAGCGATAACAGAAAATGACAGAAATGTAGTTATCAGTAAAGATATAACAGAAAATTACGGTATTATTTCTGGCGCTGTGCCCCCGTTTTACATTAAGTTACTACAACAAGCTGTGAGAGGCAATTATGTAACTGTTGACGCGGTGCAATATCAAAACTTTAGATATGACCAAAAGCCTGAAGATAACCGAATGTTTTTGTTAGATTTGACATTTGATAAAAGATGTCGATTAGATAACAAGCAATGTAGGTGAGGTCGTATTCATTTACAAATATTTTAAAAACAAAAAATATGAATAATATTTCTTTTCTTAACGGTTTTTTAGGCGCTTTCGGTGTTTGCCCGCCTTGCATAGACGAGGATAACGCCCCTAATTATTTATGCGACCCGTGCGATTCAACTGTTTATTCAGGTGGTATCGCTGGTTGGTTTGCAAAAAAATGTAATTATGAATTTGCTGATATTACAGATTCTACTGAGTGGGAAACTGCAATAGCTGATAAAAACGTTTTTGGCCGCGTTAACGGTTCACGTATTAGCGGTGGTTTGCCTGCACCTGAATTTACTACTAAAAAACGTGGTAGTTGCGGTCAGGAGGAGGTAGTAAAACAGTCGCGTGTTGTATCACTTACCGATGCAGAAAATGATGTTACATTTACTATTGATGCTCTTTATAATTTCCTTTCAAATCCTGCTAAAGCTGCAGGTTATGAATTTGGTTTTGTAACTTGCGATGGTCGTTTTTTAGGTTGGTATTCAAACGTAACTGTTAGACCGTTCTATCAGATTGCTGAAACTGATGAAGACGATGCTTATTGGACTGTTGAATTTAGATACAATGAACAATTAGGTACATTTAGCCAATTGTCTTTGGACTTCTTACTAACATTGCCTTATAACGTTTGTTGGGTTACTTCAATTGCTGTAACAGGTACAGGTAACGTTACAACTGTAGCCGATGGTGCTACTTTGCAAATGCTTGCAGCTATTCTACCATTGAACGCTACTGATTCAACTGTTACGTGGTCTGTTGTTAATGGTACAGGTACTGCAACTATTAGCGGTGGCGGTTTGCTTACTGCTACAGGCGCAGGCTTAGTTACTGTTATCGCAACGGCTAATGATGCTTCGGGCGTAACTGGTTCACTTGTAATTACAATTACACCTTAAAAATAATTAGGGCAGTCTGAAATATGGCTGCCCTATTTAAAATTAAATATAATGAACTTAGAACAGTTTTATCAATTTTTAGATTCTGTAAATGCTACAATACTAAACCCGCCCGTGCATCCATTTCGCGCGGATTGGAAACGTATTTATGAAAGCATCAAGCCGCATTTTTACGGTGAAGTGCCGCCCGCGTTGGATAAGGCTTTTCCAAATGAAGATGAACAGATTTTAGCTTATAGAAAAAATACCTATCAGCCTAAAACAGAATCGCCACTTGTTAAAGCTATAACCGAATTGCATAGGTTGCTAAGTTCTGCAAAACATTCTGTAAGATTTGAAAATACAGATATGAAAGAATTTGCCGAAAATGAAAAGTTTGGCGATTCTACTTTACAAAATTATATTTTTTCTGTTTTTATTCCGAACCGCGTACTTGACCCTAACGCCGTTTTACTTATTGAACCTAAAGGCGAAGGTATTGAATCGGATAACGTGCGCGTTAATGTAGATATGAAAGTAATTCAGTCTGACAGGATTGTTTTTAACGACCCTGAATACAGACTTCTAATATATAAAGGCATATCAAAAAATAAATATGCTACATTAGGTATTGAAAACCCGCTATACTATCACATTGTAACTGATATGTTTTACGCTCAGGCTCGCGCTTATGGTGATAAAACAATGTTTGAAGTTATCTATGAACATAACAGCGGAATAATGCCATGGGTAACTTTAGGCGGTCGCGTTGTACCTAAATATGATTCTTATGGCAATACGTTTAAAATTTATAAGTCTGATTTTAGCCCTGCGATACCTTATCTTAACGATGCTGCTATATTTGACAATCAGCATAAATCGGTTATGCTTGCGACATGCTTCCCTATTAAATTTGTTGAAGGGGTTGATTGTAACAGTTGTAATGGTGTGGGCCGCGTTCCAGACCCAAATGATTATGACACTTCAATAACATGTAAAACTTGTTTAGGGCATGGCAAAACGTTAAGCATTACACCGCTTGCAGCATATAATTTAAATCCTACGACTTCGAAGTTTGGCGATAATGATAAGCAACAAGTTGAGCCGATACGCTATTATTCGCCTGATGTTTCAACTATTCAGGAAACAAACAAGGTAGCCACAGAATCATTAGGCAAAGCTGAACAGGTGTTAAATATTAACCGTTCACTTAAAGCTGCACAGTCTGGTGTGGCAAAAGAATTAGACCGCGAACCTGAATATATAGAAGTTGGTAAAATTAGCGATGATGTTTATGCACGTTATAAAGAAGTGTTGCGTATAATTCAGGCTATAGTTTTTATGGATACCGAAAGTCCTATTTTTGTAAATCCTCCTATTAGTTTTGACTTAAAAACAGAAACAGAGCTAATGGCAGAATTTGCACTATCACAACAAGGCTTACCGACTGCTATACGTTACGAATCTTATATAAGCTATGTTGACCGCCGTTATAATGCTGATGCTACAGCGCGTCAAATAGCGACCATTTGCGCTATGTATAACAGCGCTTATCTTTATACTGTTGATGAACGTGTACAGCTTTTAGCTTCGGGACAGATAACTGAAAAAGATGCAATTAGCGCACAATTCGTTTTTGATGCTGTTACTGAATTGTATTACGATGAAGGATTTGATATCATGGGTAGTGAATACACAGCTATTAAAGAAGCTATTGATAAAAAGTTAGCGCCGCGTTTTGATGCTGTTGCAAGTAATGTAGTACCTGAAGTTAATATGGATGAGTTTAATAATGCTGAATAATGGACTTCAATAAACCCGAACGAATTAACGACAAAGCACTTGAAATTTTACAAAAGCGGTTTGATAAAGTTGAACCTAAATTTGTAAAACAGGTAGTCGATTGGATTAGTAAGTTTAGAACAACATCGGGCAATTTAGTAAGGTCAAAGGAAAACTTAGCGCGTTTAGGTTCTTTTAAAACTGCACTTAATAGGTTCTTAGAAAAGGCTGGATATAATGTAATGGTTGCAGGTTTTTTAGAAAACTTTGATGAAATTGGAGCTAATACACAGCTTGCGCAACAGGAACTAAACGGCTTACAAATTACAAAAAGTTTTTTAAACCCATTCAAACGCTATGCTGTTAATAATGTAGTTGCTGCAATGCAAGGGCAGGGGTTAAATACAAATCTTATAAACCCTATAAAGAATGAACTTCTAATTGCAGTTAATCAAGGTAGCAGCCTTACAGATGTGGTTACTTCAATAGCAGGGCAATTAACAACAAGCGAAGCACGTCAAGGCGTATTAAAAAGAATTAGTTTGCAGGCCTCACGTGACGCGTTATTACAATACGATGGCATAGTAAACGAAGCGGTTCGCAAAAGTTATAAATTAGATGCCTTATTATACGTTGGTAGTTTAGTAAAGGATAGCCGCGCACAGTGTGAACGTTGGGTACGTGAAGATAAAAACGGTAAAATAGGTTTAATATTATTTGAAGATTTACAAAGCGAAATTGATTGGGCAGATAATAACGGTACAGGTATGATTCCCGATACAACGCCCGAAAACTTTTGTCAAAATCGCGGCGGTTATAATTGTAGGCATATAGCTTACCCGGTACGGTCGGCTAATTATCAGAAAAAATAAAACACTATGTTAGTCATAAAAGCAAAGCATAAAACAAGCGGTACTGAATATCAGTTCACACCCGCGCAATGGTACACAGAACAACAAACGGGCAATTATAATTATCTTGGTACAATTCATGTATCAGAACCCGCACAACCAATTCAAAGAACTGTCACTCCCAAACGCGGCTGCGGCTGCGCAAATAAACGTAGATAATATGGCACGTTGGTATAAGTTTGTTATTCAATTAGAATACAATGAAGAACCGTTAACACTTGATGAACTTCAAAGCGATTTTGAAGATGCTGTACAATGCGAGGATTATAAAGAAGCGGCAAAAATCAAAAAAGAAATTGATGAAAGGTTATCTAATAGTGAATCTGATAAAGTAGTTGAACTTGAAGACTATTGTTATATTGACCTCGATGAAGTTGCAACGTTCTATAAATCACAATGGGAAAGTGGCGATGAATTTACAAAGGTTATTTTAAAGGGCGGTTTTGAATTGCCGCTTAGTATAGATTTTGAACAGTTTACAAAATTATTTTTTAAATTAAACACACGTGAAAATGCTTGACAAATTTGTAGAAAAACTCGGTATTGAACCCGAACTGATTTTAAAATTAGAATCAAACGAAATTACATTAGATGAAGCCGTAACGGGTTATGTATCTAAAATTGAACGTACTGTACAGGAACGTTTAGGAAAACAAATTGAAGAAGCTAAAAGCGCGGAACTATTTGGTGCCGCTTATGCTAAAACAGAAAAACAAATTGCCGATGCTTTTGCTATTGACCTAAAAAAATATGAAGCAATAGACAAAAAAGATAGGTTTAAAACTATTGTTTCTGATTTAAAAAATAGCCAATTAGAAACATTGGAAAAGCTAAAATCTGAATACACTTCAGCCGATGCGCAAAAGTTGCAACAGCTAACGCAACAGTTAGAATTAGCCAATGCAAAACTAACTGAAAAGGAAATGATAATGCAACAGGCTATCAAAGAAGAACAGGGCAAATTCCAAAGCTACATTAAAAATCAGCAAATAGATAAAGTGCGCGGTTCTTTAGTTGAATCTGTGAAAAATGCACGTTTAGCACCTAAAGAAATGCGTGCAATTTTAGAAGCTGAAATTCGTGAACGTGGCTTAGATTTTGAAATTGATTCTGATAATAATATTTGGGTTAACAAAGATGGCAACCGTGTAAAGCATCCATCTAAGCCTACTGAAAATTTAAAGTATGAAACACTATTTGAAATTATAGCATCTGAGTATAATTTTGAAAAGCAATCAAACGGCGGTCAAACGAAAAGTTTTGAAATTGATGACAAAGCAAAAAGCGGAATGCACCCCGCCCGTTTAAAATACTTACAGGAAAATGGCATGATTTAGTTTAGTTAGTTAATAGTTTGGGCAGTCTTTCGGGGCTGCTTTTTTTGTTTCTGATGGTTTAATATTTTTATATTTAACTTTTCGATAATATTTAAAAAAAATATTTATATTTTTTGTATCAGGTATATCTGGTTTTTGATTTTTTAAAATTGCTTTTTTATAATTTGTCATTTTATACTTTGCCATTATTCTTTCAAAGAATGATAATTTAAAATGTTTTTTATTTTTGATAGATTTATGGACTTTAAATTCATAATTAAATATAAATTTATCCATATTAAAATTTTTAAAAGCTTTAAAATCATAAAGATATTTTTTATATTTTGAAATTGCAGTTTTCTCAAATCTTATTGATTGTTTTTTAGGTTCATCATTTTTTAATATATCTTTTTTTGTAACAATAAAAATATCATTTTTATAAACTGTATATTTAATATAAGGAAAATGTTTTAAAATTGAATTATGTATATCAATTTCAATATTATCATGAAATTTAAACCATTCACCATTAAGTCTAAAATTATCAAATAGTAAATGTAATTTTTTTTCTAAAAATTCTATATTACTTTTTTGCTCATTGTACGTTCTTAAAATAATTATTTTATAAGGATTGCCCGTTTGAATTTGTTTAATACGTGATTCTAAATTAGATGTAACTCCAATTTTAATAGCATTTTCAGCTTTAATAATATATAACATTTTCATAATTATAAATTTTGTTTCTGCAAATATAAAATAAACTACAAAACTTTTTATAAAAAAATTATAAAATATTTTACAAAAATACCTTTTATCTTTGCAGTAACGACCTCTCACAAAATAGGGTGCTAAGGCACAGAAAAAAAACAGAACGCTGGCAGCGTGGAAAATGCCAAACAAAAAACAATTTTTCAAAATTTAATATTTTTTAAATGTCAACTATAAAACTCGCTGATGCGTGGAAAATTATAGACATATCGCTAAATAATAACAGCGGTATGCGCTCCATGCCATCGCCAAATATCGGACTATTGCAATTGCTTGTTTCAGCTGCTAATAAATCCGCTTCACAGGTTAAACTCGGTAACGTTCAGGCTGTTGAACAGGGTAACGGTAAAGTTTACAAAGTATCACGCCGTTTTTTTCCGCGTTTGGCTGAATCTAATGCTACTTCACTTGAATATTGCCCAACTGATGGCGATGTTGTTAAGCCGCTTTATGATGAAATTGAAATTACAAATAAAACAGTTTCACAGAAAATTAAGATTGACGATGAGTTAATTCGTTGTATCAAAGAAAGCCGCGCAGATTATCAAAACAGCTATGTTAATGAAGTTCTTAGAAACCACATTAACAGACTTGGTAAAGAAGTTTCTACTGTTGTAGCTAATAACGGTTTTATCGGTTCATTCGTTAAATGCGATTGTGCTGACCCTGCTGTAACTTCTAAGTCTTTGCCTTTGTTCCTTTCAA